GCCTGGATTCCTGAAGCGAAATTCACGGACAACTACCTCGAGTTCACCAACAAGCAGGGTCAGAAGCTGGGCATCAAGATGTTCGGCGCGAAGACCGGCATCCGTGGAACGAAAATCTTCGGGAAGCGCCCTGTGCTGGCGATCCTCGACGACTTGGTGAGCGACGAAGACGCCAACTCGCGGGCCAGCATGTCGGCGATCAAGGACACGGTCTACAAAGGCGTGAACCACGCGATGGATCCTGTCCGTCGGAAGATGGTCTTCAACGGCACGCCCTTCAACAAGGACGACATCCTCATCGAGGCAGTCGAGTCGGGCGGCTGGGACGTCAACGTCTGGCCAGTGTGTGAGAAGTTCCCGTGTTCGAAGGAAGAATTCAGGGGTGCGTGGCCCGATCGCTTCTCCTACGAGTACGTGAAGGAGCAGTACGAGCTGGCTGTGAAGACGGGGAAGGTTGCTGCCTTCAACCAGGAGCTCATGCTTCGAATCACCTCGGACGAGAACCGGTTGGTGCAGGACGCCGAGATTCGCTGGTACAAGCGCGCAAAACTATTGGAACTTAGGGGCATATACAATTTCTACATCACCACTGACTTCGCGACTTCGAAGAAGCAGTCGGCGGACAGAAGCGTGATTTCCGTCTGGGCGTACAACGCCAACGGGGACTGGCGTTGGGTGGACGGGATCGCGAAGCGTCAGACGATGGACAAGACGATCGACGACCTGTTCCGTCTCGTCTCTGAGTACAAGCCCCAGCAAGTCGGAATCGAGATCACCGGGCAGCAGGGAGCCTTCATCACTTGGCTCCAGAATGAGATGATGACTCGGAACATCTGGTTCAACTTCGCTTCCAGCGAGAAGAGTGGTGACCCTGGTATCCGTCCCATGGTCGACAAGCTGTCCCGCTTCAACCTGGTCGTTCCCTGGTTCAAGTCAGGAAAGATGTACTTCCCTGAGGAGATGAAGCTCTCCGAAATCATGGGCGAATTCATGCTCGAATTGAGATTGGCTACGTCCGATGGGCTCAAGGGAAAAGACGACTGCATCGATACAATCTCGATGCTTGGATACTTGAAGCCCTGGAAACCGTCTGATAGCGTCCCACAGGACACATCAGGGAAACTTTGGGATGAACCTGCGATCGCGCAGGTCAGTCCTCTTTCATCGTATATTGTGTAATCTGGGAGTACGAGATGACCGTAGAAGAGTTGTTCAAGAAGCTCTCCTATGGCGAGCTCAGCAATCTGGCCGTTGCCGTCGACAAGTCCGGCACGATCACGAAGGACCAGCAGCCGCGAATCATTCACTTCGCTAACGAAGGTCTGATGCGGCTGCACAGCCGTTTTCCGTTGAGCGAGTCCAGTGAGATCGTGACCCTGGTGGGTTCACCACTCGACAAGCCGCTCGCTGCAGACGTGCTTCTGGTCAGCTCGATCATGAATGCGTACGGGGCCTCTCTCACGATCGAGGCCTTTCCCATTCCTGGTTCCATTCACATCTGGGATCGGACTCTGCGTTTCCCCGCGATGACTGCGGAACTGCAGATCACCTACCAGCACCAGCATCCTGTACTAACGGTGACCAACACCACAGCAGATCTGGAACAAGTGATCGCGCTGATGCCAGAGCTGCATGAAGCTCTGACCGCGTACATCGCATCCAAGATCTACGGGAACATGAACTCCCCGGATTCGCAGGCAGTCGCAGCGATGCACCACCAGCGCAGCGAGATGGTCATTTCCCAGGTCCAGGCGCAAGGCCTTCTGCCGGGTGAACTCCTTTCCATGCAGAAACTCGAACGTCGCGGCTTCGTCTGAGGGGACGACAACAATGACACTTCAACATCACTTCGATGCTGCTGCAGTGACCATGAGCGGCGGGACAGTGACCAGCGTTCTTGGCTGGATCACCAATAACAACATCATGGCACTCGGCGGTTTCCTGTTGACGCTTTGCGGATTTGCAGTAAATTTGTATTTCAGAGTTCGTCAGGATCGTCGAGAGCATGAGCTGCAGAAGGCTCAACTCAAACAGCTCCAGACCCACCGCTAAACGGATTTGAGGGCATGACATGATCGACGAGACTGAAGAGCGCGACGAATCTGCGATCGAGACGGAGAAGAAGTCCGAGCCGGACACGATGCAGTTCACGCTCGATGGCACCAAGAAGATGACTACGTGGGCGAAAGAACCCACGCTGCTGCTTCTCAAGGGTGATCTCGAAGCGGCCAAGCCGTCGCATCAGACTCACGTCCAGAACATCCAGAAGTGGAATGACCTCCTGAATGTGGAGGGTGATGCGAAGCCGAAGAAGATCAGCGGCCATTCTGCCGTTCAGCCCAAGCTGATTCGGCGTCAGGCGGAGTGGCGGTATTCGGCGCTTTCCGAACCGTTCCTGAGTTCAGACAAGCTGTTCAAGGTCGAGCCAGTCACGTTCGAAGATGGAGCTGCTGCCAAGCAAAACGAGCTCCTACTCAACTACCAGTTTCGTACCAAATTGAACCGAACTTGGTTGATCGACAACCTGGTCCGAGCGACGGTCGATGAAGGAACGTGCATTGTACGTCTGGGCTGGTGCCGGACTTCGCACATGGAGTCAGTGGAAGTTCCCGTTTACTCCCACTACCCGGTGAACCCGCAGGATCCGAACCCCCAGGTGCAACAGTACCTGCAACAGTTTCAGCAGGCTGTGCAGATGAAGCAGGCAGATCCCCGGTCGTACAACGAACAGGTCCCCCCTGAACTTCAGGCGTGTGTGGATCTCTTCGAAGAGCAGGGCATTCCAACGTTTGCGCAGCAAACGGGTGTCCAGACGAACGAGGAAGAGAAGATCGATGAGAATCATCCGACCGTTGAGCCGTTGAATCCGGTCAACGTCTTCATCGATCCGTCCTGCCAGGGTGAACTGGACAGGGCGCTCTTCATGATCGTCTCGTTCGAGACCAACAAGTCCGAGCTCGCCAAGTATCCGGATCGATACAAGAACCTGCACCTGGTGAACTGGGACAGCAACACCTCGCTCACTGATACCGATCACGAGTCCCGGACTCCGGACACGTTTGCGTTCAAGGACTCAGCCCGCAAGAAGGTCGTCGCCTACGAGTACTGGGGCTTCTACGACATCGATGGGAACGACACACTCAAGCCGATCGTTGCCACCTGGATCGGCGAGCAGCTCATTCGAATGGAGGAGAACCCGTTCCCGGATGGGAAGCTCCCGTTCGTCGTCATCCCCTACCTCCCGATCAAGCGTGAGCTCTACGGTGAACCGGATGCGGAGATGCTCGAGGACAACCAGAAGATTCTGGGTGCCGTCACTCGAGGCATGATTGACCTGCTGGGTCAGAGCGCCAACGGCCAGAAGGGCTTCGCCAAGGGCATGCTGGATCCTGTGAACCGTCGGAAGTACGAGAACGGTCAGGACTATGAGTTCAATGCGCAGATGCCCACAACCCAGGGCGTCATCGAGCACAAGTACCCGGAGCTGCCGACTTCGGCTCTCACCATGCTGCAGTTGCAGAACCAGGAAGCAGAGGCTCTCACGGGCGTGAAGAGCTTCGGCGGTGGTCTCTCCGGGAATGCCTACGGCAACGTGGCCACTGGCATTCGTGGAATGCTGGACGCTGCAGCCAAGCGAGAGATGGCGATCCTCCGCCGCATTGCCAAGGGTGTGTCCGACATCGGACGCAAGATCCTGGCGATGAACTCGATGTTCCTGTCAGACGAAGAAGTCGTCCGTGTCACGAACAAGCAGTTCGTGTCGATCAAGCGGGAAGAGCTGCAGGGCGAATTCGACTTGACTGTGGATATTTCCACATTCGAAGTTGACAACACAAAGGCCCAAGATCTAGGGTTTATGTTGCAAACGCTTGGTCCGAATATGGACCCAAGCATCAGTATGATGATCCTGTCGGAGATTGCGGAATTGAAGCGTATGCCTGTATTGGCAGAGCGTCTTCGAAACTGGCATCCCCAGCCGGATCCAGTGCAGCAGCAGTTGCAGCAGTTGGAGTTGCAGCTCAAGCAGGCTGAGATTCAGAAGATTCAATCTGACATCATGTTGAATCAGGCGAAGGCGCAACAGGCTCAGGCAACCGCTGGGCTCAAGCAGCTTGATGCAGTTGAGCAGGAGTCGGGCACCAAGCACGCCCGGAAGATGGTGGAGACGCAGGCGCAGGCCCGAAGCAATCAGCACCTGGAAATCACGAAGGCTCTTCTGAAGGGTCGGAAACCCGACGAGTCAGCACCCGATGTCCAATCGGCCATTGGCTACAACACGCTGAGCACTGCTCTCGAAGAGCAGAACCTGCTTGGCCCCAACCGGTAGTCCACAAGAAAGACGCAAATGAGCTCCATTGCCGAACTTGAATCCCACATCGAACAGCTCCAGGAGAACGTGGAGCGCCGTGATCTGGCCCTCAAGCTGGAGAAGAATCCCGACTTCCGCAAGCTCATCCTGGATGGGTTCTGCGTGACGGAGTGTGCCCGTTCGGCGCAGCTCTCCTGTGATCCTCGACTGAAGGAAGTCGAGCGGGCTGATGCTCTTGGTCTGGCTCAGGCTGCTGGGCATCTGCGTCGTTTCCTGTCGGCACTGGTTCGTGCGGGCAACATGGCGGAAGACCAGATCAAGGAAGCCCAGGAGCAGCTCATCGAGATGCAGCACGAAGCGACTCGCCTCCCGGAAGGTGCGTAAGCCATGGACAACCTCCTGGGAATGTCCGACGAGGACTTCAACAAGCTGAATGGTCCTCCGGAATCGGTCGTGAGCGAAGAGCCCAAGACACCTCCGAAGCCGGAGGAGGAAGTTCCTCCGGAAGTTCTGGAGGAGCCAGAGACTCCTGCCGCTGCAGAAGAGACCCCAGAACCGGTTGTCCCGGATGACGCTGCCAAGTCGGAAGAGGAGAAGGAAG